CACACTGACAGGCAGGCGTAACAATTGCTGCTTGGTCTTCGGGTTCACAGCCTTGTGGTACGTCGTCAACTTCTTGTACGACTTGGTGACAGCGTGTTCAGCAGCTTGCTTCGTAAGGGGTTCATAAACAGCCCCATCGGGTGAATGCTTGGTAGGTTTCTTCTCCACTGGAGGGCCAGTGACGATAAGCGGCTCGACCGGGCTGAGAGTGTACTCGAGTCTCCTAACGGCTTCACTGTCCAGGTCCTAGAGTCTGGTGTGCTCAAAGGGTGTTCCGCTGAGGACGTCGGTGTTGAACGCTAAGATTCGGTCGGCAGTAGCTTTGTTGTACATGATCTTGACTATGGTGTGCAGGGAAAACAGCTGCCGGGTGTTGATAGCCTGTCTTTCAACCACACCAAAATCGGTCAAGTACTGCTGCGCCTTGGCAGCCATTTCTTCTGGGTCCATGTGTTCCAGTTAGCGCAGGGTCCTGACGAAGGCGGCGTTCAGGATCATGTTGATTTCCGGATCCATAAAGCCACCGAAAAGGTACAGCGACTGGTCTTTGGCCAGGGTAGCGATCAGATAGTCATTGTACTGTTCCGGCACGGTCAGGTTGTACCCTTTTTCTGCTTTCGAAAAACCAATTGCGGCCCACAACCTCTTGGTACTTAGGGTTGGGAACTCCAATTTGATGTCTTCATCATGGAAAGGTTTAAAGTAACGGACACCGAAGCCGAGGAAGTCTAGATCCACGTACAACTCGTGGTCAAGAGTGCCTAGTACGTCATTCTAGACTAGTTCGGTCTTCATGGTGACCCCTTACATTGCGAAGATCGGATCCAAGGCCCGTGCCTGGATCAGCGAGATCCAGTCACTCCTTTTCTCCAGCAGACGTTTTAGTAACATCACCTTATGATGTGACTCGTAAGCTTTCTCGATCTTCTGCCACTCCTCAGGACCTAGGTGCTCAACCCCGTGTATTTTGTTACGCACGGCCACTATGCAGGAGACTATCATTGCCATCTTGATGCAGTTGATATCTGCGGTACCAGGATATCCGGATGATAGCCAGTCGGTCTTAATGACTGTGTCACCAATGAGCACTGGGGCTTGCACCATTTGTGAAGATGCTATAGCAGTGTAGGCTTCCCAGGTTTTCGTGTCAACTTTCGAATACTGCTTATGAAAGAACTGGATGTAGAATTCGGCGTCCTCCTACGAGTGGGAGCATTCCATCTTTTCTCCATCCATTGATATCCACTTCACCTTCCCATCAAGTTTGTGTCCGATGAATAGGTTATCAGCCATGAATAAAATCATCATGGAGTCATCCGTTGCATCCCTCATTGCGTTTATAAGTGCTTTAAAAAAGCCATTCGTGGGACTAAAACCCTGTAAATTGTAGTTCCCGTGAGGTATGGCTGCAGGATGGAATCGTAGAGTCTACTAGTTAAAATTCGGTCTGTTTTTGAAGATAGGGTTCTGAACTAACTGAGGTAGGATTGTGACGGGATAACTGAGCGCGCAAACGTTCCTAGTCTTTTCGTCAAATTCACTCCTTTTGTAGACTTCCACTTTGGGCTTGAAGTACTGTAGTGACATCGGATGGTTACGGAACCACTACTTGGGTTGTTCTTCTGCCATGAGGTTATTTAAGAGCCACTGCCCGACGGCGAGTAGGGTGCCGTGACCAGTCACCTCGTTCTTCTGTGTCGCATTACCGCAAAATGGGCCAGAGCTCGAACTCAAGTTGATGGTTACAGCTTATAGGTTAGAGCCAGTCTAAGGGTCCGTGTATTAACCCTATGTGGCGCTAATGAAATCCTTGATATCGTTGTAATCATTCCAACTTGGCAGCTCGGTGGTATCGAATATTAGTCCGCGGCTCTTATCCAGGCCAATGGGGTTGACCGAGGTAAATTCATACTCACTCATATAATAAGAGTCTCTCATTATATTGTTCTTAGTAGCACGGACTTTCTTGTACCTACCGGCTTAGCCATACAAAGAACCATTGTTTAGAGTTAACTCATTGAGTTCCTCCACGATGTCATTCCCGAATCCCCAATTCTCGCTGAGGGCTCTGATATTATCAATCACCGCGAGAAGGTTCTTGTCAGCTTCCCCAGTGAAATACTTCGGAGCGTAACTGAGATCCTTGAATTAATCGGATGGTATCTTGTCAGTGGGCTAATAGGAGGACCACTCCTTTTCTTCATCAACCTTCGTGCCAAGAGGTGCTAGCCTGTAGAAGCCTGCTTTGGGTTGTTCTGTCTTGCCGACGGCAAAGGCCGTACTGACAAGGGAGGCATTGAAGGTAGGCTTCCTCTTGAAAGGCACATACTTAACAGCATCAGTTTGCTCGGAAACTTTCTGCTTGGTTGTGCCTACCAGATCTTTGACGTTGCCTTCGTATGTGAACGGATCCACTTTCTTGCCAGTCATGGTTTCACTGTAGGTACCAATGACACCCATGGGGACCATGGTAGGATATGTCTTGACTTCCCTTCTTGGTCGAAGTGCCAGATCGGCGACCTCCAACAAGTAGTTAATAACATCAACTGGCTATAACGATTCGACGTCTCTCATCATCGTGGCTTTTTAAGCCATGATCGCCAGATCAAACTCTCGAGCTTTGATCTTCTTAAGAATCACCATCAGGGGGTCCCTAAGCACGGCATTAACACTACGGAGAGATCCAATGAGCAGTACGATGTCTTTGTGCTTCTCCGTGAGTTGCAGCTCCAGCCACGAGGCGCGATCCTTGCCGGGTGGCGCCTTGGAGCCGAAGTCTTGGGCCATTTCTAGTGCTTTGTAAGCGATTTTGCCAAGAAGGCTTTCGGTTTTCGCCCCGTAGCTGGCGGGGTCTCTGATTGCT